ATAAAAATGGATTTAAGGATAATTGTGCACCTTTGATAGAACCTTCTAATTCCATCGCTTGAGATGCTGATGCACCTGTTTCTTTGGATAAATCTTTCATCCTCTTAACAGCATCACCAATAAAACCTACGATTTCTTTAAGAATTACTAATCCGATTGCTGCTGCTGATAGACTCAACATGGCAGTTACCATCTCATTTGATAATCCTAATGCTGAACCTAAATCTTTGGCTAAATCTTTTCCTGCATCTGCGATACCCTTACTTAATTCTTCACGTTTCACTTCAGTTTCTAAGAGTTTTTCCTGATGTTGAATCATTTCTATCAACTGGTCCTGTCTCTCCAAACTCAATTTATTTTCGTTCTCAAGTACTTTCTGTTTCTCTTGCATAAGAACAGTAAGTTTGGCCTCTGCACCTTTTTGTGCATTCATAGATGCAAGAATATCCTTACCAACCTTACCTTGTTTAGTTCTTAAATCTAAATTTGATTGTAATATAGATGTAAGATTCTTTTGTAAGGCTTCTTCGGCATTAATCCCTGCTAATCTCTGTTCGGTATCTTTATTATACTTGGCCATTTATTCCCAATTAAATTTTAATCTTTATAAGGATTGTAATTCTTAGTATCGTTGTAGTTGATAGGTTTAATTTTGTATTTTTTTAGAATCTTTTGGTATTCTGGGTCATTAGTTAGTTTATCTAATTGTTTAGTCTTATATGCTTTAACAATAGAACCAATAAATGATTTGATACCACCCTCATCCATACCACGTTTTTCTAATTTTTCAATTATGTTCTTTCCCATTGTATTCCCTTTGTTGGTTTATGTGTTTATAAATATAGAAAAACCCAACAAATAGTTGGGTTCTTCATTTCTTATCTTGATTTTGATTTAGCTTTTCTCATTTCTTTATCGTTCATCTTCTTTTCTTCCTGTTTGAATTCGATTATTTTACCAATGTAAAACGTCCGAACCCATATCGGCATATTGTAAACATCCGTAAAGTTGAAACCACCATTACCATGAAAGATAAGGTCGAATATATGAGAGTGTAAATGTTTTCTATAGTTTTGAGGAAGGCCAAAAAAAGGTTACATCCATAGGTAGTAACATTTCTCTCCTTTCCCCTGTTTCCTCAGAAACAAATTCATAGTTTAAGTCCATATCTGGAACAACTTCGTTAATATAATTTCTTAAAGCTTGAGAATCTAATGCAAATAATTCATTATCTACAAAGTTTCTAATTGTGGTTGTATCATCTTCCCCATCTACTGAAATAATCATATTCTTTAATCTTGTAGTTAGTTCTCTTGATGTTACATCTTTTAATTTTCTTTGTTTTTTCTCTAATTCTTTTACTTGATGTTTTACTTTTCTTTCTTTCGATTCAGTCATCGCCATAAAAGTAATTTTTCTCTTAGATTTAGGTAATTCAAACTCAAACTCATTCTTATGTAGTTCGGTTTGATTCTTACCATCATAATCAACTGATTCAAATTGGGTTAAATCAATAACCTCTTCTTGTTTATTATCTGAAAATGGGTCTTGTATCTCTACTTTGTAATCTTTACCATATCCTAACACTCTAGCAGCAATCATAACTGCATTCTTATCACCAGTAGTTAAATCTACATATTTGATTGGAGTTCCATCTCCATTTCCTATAATTAGTGATTGAAATAATCTGTCTAATACACTACCATCTTTTATGTAAGACTGGGTAGTAAGTATATCCTCTTCTTTAGCTGTCATATACTTCATTTCCACTTTACCTGAAGATAATGGATTATCTTTAGGATAAATTAATCCTTTAGATGGTAAATCTACTATTTCAGTTGGAAATTTATAATCGGATACTTGCTTTGTTTCATATTGTTTCTTAGCAAGTTCCACCATTTCATCATTCGAAAGATTACTCTGGTATTCATCTGTTAAATTTTCTTTACTCATAACGTTTCTCGTTTTAAAACTTTTTCTAATATTGGTTAACCATATATAAATATGTAAATATAATTAATTAAACGAAAAAACCCCTACATTTCTGTAGGGGTCTCTCAATAGTCAATTTTTATTACAATCCGTATTTAGTATTGTAGTATTGCGTAATCGTATGTAAGTGTTAAATCTACAGTTGCCAAATCTTCACCAGTATAGTCCATATCTGAGAACTTTGCTGTTTGAATAAATGCTCCTTTAAGTGTCCACTCTTCTACTTTATCACCAACAGGACCCAAACTGTTAAATGTGATATCTTTTTTGTAGAAATCAGAGTAACCATCTCGGCCTGTTACTGATTCGTGGTGTAATCTTACCCATTCCATAGCCGCTTGTGCTGCTGAAGGAACTACTGGGTCATATAGTGAAATTGTTAAATCACTCCACTCACTTCTACCTTTAACATATCTTCTAACGTTAACGTGGTCAATTGTAACCTTACCGTTTGTTATTTCTGGTCTGTTAGCGGCTTTAATTAGGTACGCTGGGATTCCCTCAATGTACATAATAAATCTGTTCGACATCTTCGGTTCGAATGATGTGAACATTACTTCTGTTGGGTCTAATAGTTGTGCCATTTAGTTTTCTCCGTTATTCTTTCTTTAATATAAATATAGTTCTTTTAAAAAAATAGTTAGTCCCCCTAAAAATATTAGGGGAACTAAGTTATTATCTATATACTATTCTGGAAATGCTGCTCCAGTTGGTAGTACGTTAAAGTCAAGAACTATGAATTCTGCTGTTTTTGCTGGTTGTAAAAATATCTCACCAACCATAATGTTTCTATCTATCACATCTGGAGTGTTGTTGGTTTCATCCATTATCACTTTAAATGCGTATAAACCTTGTCTTTGTTGAATTGATTCTAAGTAAGGATTAACGATTGATAAAAATCTGTTTCTCGTTGCCGCTGTATTGTTTTCAAATATTAGGTAACGAGTAGATGATGCGATGAATTTCTTCACTGCGATTAACAATCTTCTTACATTGATTCTATCCAATGCCGATGGTTTAGCTTGTAATGTTTTCTGTCCAAATACAGTAACACCTTGTCCAGGGAACGTAGCGATAGGATTCAATCTACCTTCGTAAAGTGCATCTCTCTCAACTCTCGTTAATCTTGTCTTAGCTTCAATTACTGAAGTTAATCCACCTCTGTTCAATCCAGCAGGAGCGAACCATTCAGCGGCTACTTGGTCGTTAAATGCGATAACGCCAGGAAGTACAACCGATGGTGGCACCCAAACAGGTTTGTTTTTATCTGTATTAAGTATCTTAACCCAAGGATAGTAAGATGCAACATAGTTTGAATCAAATGGTTGAACAGCGTTAACTGCCGTAGATATTGAATCACTCCATGCTGATGCATCCATAATAAAGAATGTATCTTGTCTATCTTCACACATATCTTTAGCGAATGTTGATACTGAAGAATGTAATCTGTGGATGATACCTGGTAATACTAACATATTAATATCAAATTCATCAGGATTAGATACAGAGTTAATTGCTTTTCTGAAAGCTACTGTACCAGTTGCTGTATTAGAAGAACAATCATATCCTTGTGTATTTCCTGCAGTAATATCGTTTCCTAAAGAAACAACTCTGTTTGATTTGTATCCATCAAACCCACCTTGAAATGGTACTAAGAATTTTCTTGAATTAATTGATGTAATTTGGTTATTCAATGATATAGAACCAGAATTAGCAGCCGTTGATGATGGGTAATTTGCACCTGCATCTTGGTTACTATCTCCTAAATAGAATGCCGTTCCTACTACTGCACCATTACTATCAGGTGTTGGTGATAGGAAGTTTCTATTATCTGTTGCTGCGAAATCAAAATCATATCCGTAGAATTTCTTAGGATTGTATGATTGATTGATTTTTTGTTCAGATACATAAGAAGGACTTGGTAAATCAAATTTATTTCCGTAAGGATTCTGTAATGCACCAAATCCGAAAGGTACTAATGATTCATCAATACCACCGTTTTTAACTGCATTTGAAACTTCAACTCTAATGTTTTCTGAATTGTTTGGATAATCACCATTAGTTGATAATTTTCCATCTGCATCTACAGTAATGTATTTATCACCAATTACTCTAGAGATAAAGTTCGGAGAATCAGGGTCTAAATTAACACCTTGAAAGGTTTCAACTATATTAGGTCTAATATCTGAATCAACTACTCCTACGAATGGTGAACCAAAAATCTTATCTTGGTCTACTCTTCTTACTACTACAGTAAATGAACCATACTCAGAACCAGGAACCGAACCAGCTGGTTTGATATCTTGTAATCCGATTTTAAATTCGTAGTTAGTTGCCGTACCATGTGATAAGGTATGGAACTTAAATAAATTTGTTGTGTTTCCACCAACTTTTTGTGATGTAATAAAAGGTGTAGATGCTTCAGCGTAAGCCTTAGTGTAATCTACATCTTTAGCAACATCTAAAGTTACAACAGGTATTTCACCAGTTGCAAATGAAGCTGATTGGAATGTTTTAAAGTTTGATAACACATATCCTTTTTGTGCACCTCTTGCTGAAAATCCGAATGATTTTGTGTAATAATTATCATTTGATGGATTTAAGGAAGCACTAAAATTAGTGTTTGCAAACGTTGAACCAGATACTCCTAATGTAAATATAGAAGCAGATACGCTTGTTGACTCTTTATGGTCTCCAATTGTACTGTTCTTAAATACATCAACATCTGATGTTACTTCTGTGGTTGGGTGTAATACCGCAACAACTTTACTACCATGCGATGATGATACTGTTAGTGCGATTGGATTTTCAAGAGTGTATCCATCTTGTCCTAATACCCTAACGATTGTTGCAGTTCCTGCATCTTCCAAATACGCTTGAGCTGTATATGGTAGATATGAATCTTCTGTCAATCCACCGAATACTTGCTGAAACTTTTGAAATGAGTCTACTTGAGTTGGAACAAATGCTGGGCCTTTAACTGTTGACCCTACTAATGCTGCTCCAATTTCACCAATCCCTTGAGGTAGAAACGACAAGTCCTTTTCTCTTGTAAATACTCCAGGACTTACTATTCTTTCTGCCATTTGATTCTCCTATTAATTTCTTTTGGTTTATTATACTAATAAATACTCAGAAATTTGTGAAACGATATATTTAAGATTTTGGTGTAAAAATACCAGTCTCTAAATCGAATTCACCATCTCCGTATTTTTCTTTTAATTCACCTGCTAATTTAATTTCATCTTCTCTAAGTTTTATATATTTAGATTCTTCTTCAGCTTTTAATTTATCTAAATTAGTTTGTTGAGATTTTAGAATAATACCCTCTATCTCAATTTCTCCCAGTCTAGCTGTAATTTGTGTGAAATCTTCTCTAAAAGTTTTTACTTGTGAAATTTCCTCTTCGGTAAATTTAGTAACTTCTTTTTCTTTTGTTTGCTTTAATTCTGCCATAACTTTAATTTTTTTAGTTTAACTTATACATATAAATATTAAAATTTATTTTGAAAGATTAGTTTTCCAAATAATTTTTGATACTCCGAATACTTTTTGTGTATTAATTGTTTTCTTACCCCTATCTTCAGGTACAATATACGCTTTCGCAGTAAGAGTTACATTACTTCTTACAATACGCTCATCACCTACACCATTTGTAGTTTCAAATGTGTATGATTCTCCTTTGATTTGAAATTTATATCTATCTCCAAACGCACCACCTTGAAAATAAACTATCTGTTCTACTAATTTATTTAAATCTTCCATATAATCACACCATACAATTAAATCATATGATATATTTACATAATCAGGTACATCAACAATGTATTTTTCTTTTTTTGGTGGTAACATATTAGTTAACTGAGAAAATGAATCATATCTGTTATTTTTACTATATTTTTTAGTAAATGCCTTTGTATTATCCTCATCAGTAAGTACTTTTAATTTAGAGTATTCTGTATTAACATCTAATGAATTTCTTTTAAATGATATAAGTGGTGTCTGTACTTTACCATTACTATCTTTCATAAATCCATCTCTTTGAGCAGATGACCAATTTTCAGGAGATGCATACATTACTGGTACGGCTACATATTTACCACTTTCTTCTATAGTAGGTTTTACATCCTTTTCTAAAAAGTTTTTAAATGCCAAATCGATATCATATAATCCAACTTTAGAATTCTTAACATCATCGTTTCTACGAATTTGTCTGGCCTTATTTAATATAGGAGTATCTGAAAAAGAACTATCTACTTTCTTTAAATCTACCTTTTCATCTCTATTTGTTCTGTATTTATATGCCATTTTAAATTCCTATTGGTAAATCATTACTACTTTCATTAGTACCTACTCTAAAATCATCTTTTAATTTTAATTGACTTTTTCGTGCTACATGAGTTTCACATATAATAGATAAATTATATCCTTGTTCATCTCCACCATCCCAAGTATCAGGATTCTTACCAGCAAAGAACTGATTAGTAAATGTTACATCTACAATATGTTGTTCATCGTTCCATTCAATTACATCACCTAATTCGGGATATACATTTTTTTCTACTAAAGTATCTCTTAAAAAGTAAAAGTTTACATTTCTTGTGTAAGATGTACCAAACTCATCAAATACGGCCTCAGCGTTAGTTCTATCAACTAATGTAGGTATTTTTACAGGACTGTAATATGTTTTATCCTTACCTTCGCCGTATAAGTTAGCTTTGGTTTCATCTATAATTAACTTATAGAAATACACTTCAGTATCAATAATATCAGTTATTAACTCTTTATTGATTTTTCTAAAAAGTGCCGCATCTCGTTTTCCACCAAATAATGCCATAATTTACCCTATATAAATTGCACGAGGTACTCTGTTAAGAGTTTGTTCCATCGCTTCTGATTCTTCTTGTTGTGCTTGTAATAAAGCTTTTCTAGAAGTGGCTTCTAAGTTTTCTCTTAATTCTGAAATTAGGATTTCTTTTTCTGAAGATGCTTCACTTCTTAAATCTGCACCATCTAATGTTATTTCTGAGTTAGGAATTGGTACTGAACTAAACTTAGCTCTTACTGCACCTAACATTTCTTTAGCTAATGCTAATGTATATTTTTCAATCCATCGTTTACCAACGTGATTTATATTTGTATAAGGTATTCTATCATATCTTGCATTTGAATAATCAGATACTACTGAATCACCTAATAGTGGATTGTTTCTTTCTGATTCTAATATATAATGAAAGTGAACTCTTGCGCCGTGGTCACCATCTGATGGTATTGGGAATATTCTAACTTTGTTATTTTTTACATCAAATCCAAATTGTGATTTACGAACCATATCATTAAATTCAATAGCCTGTAATCTTAATAAATCATCATAAAGTGGTTGCATCATAAATGAAACACCTGGTGAGTAATTACCCCATCCAAATGTATCCATCATTTGTTGTGAACCTAAACCAGTTCCCACAAATGGGTCAAAGTATCTAACCATAGCAGGTGGTGCGTTATGTAATATTTTTTTAATTTCCATTTTATCAACACCAACTGAACCTGATTCAACAGTTGCAATATTTGGGTCTGATAAATCATATACTTGTTTAGTTTTATCTAATAAGAATGAACCTGTGTAATATGTTACATTACCACCACTCCCTGCTTCAGTACCATAATCTTTTGCTAAGGTTACTAATGAGTTTAAGTTTGCACCTAAGTGTTTTTGAGATAAATTAGAACCAGTAGTATGTCCTTTTAGATTAAGTAAATTTTCTCTAATATTAAATTGATTAACTTGAGATGAGTATTCTGTAGTTGCTTCTTCAAAACAAGCATAGAAATTTATATCCTGTAGTTCTATATCAACTATAGGATATCCTAATCGTTTAGCACACCAACCTGCTGTTTTATCAGCTGATGAACCGAACTCTACCTCAGTATCATAATGCCCAAATGGAGTTGCTCCTGATGAGAAAGATGATGAACCTGGCCATATTGGAATGTTTACTGCCATTTATAATCTCCTAATTCTTTTATATAAATATGAGAATCTTTAAGAATCACTTATTTATGTACCATATCAATTCATAAGATTTATGAACGGTTGATTTTGGTATTACTTTTATATGTTTTTTCCAACCAAATGTTTCTATAATTTCTTCTACTTTTTCTATTTTGGATGCCGTATCGTTAAAATAAGAATATATTCCATTTGGATTTAATAATTTAGGAACTAATTTAGTAAAAGAACCCCATTGTGGGTCTGTTTCAGAGTTAAAAGAATATGTATCAAAATAAATACTATCAAATCGTTTACCCTCTTTTATAAAATCTTTTATTATATCTTCCCACTTACCACAATACACATCGAACCCCATCTCTTTCGCCTTTTCACAAACTTGTGGATGAGCTTCTATTATATGATGTTCTTTTGGATTGTGATTTCTAATGTATGTATCTATGATTCCTAAACCAAATCCTACATTTAAAACAGAACCACTATTAGAACATA